AGGATGCGGTGGGTGTTACAGCGGATGGCATCGTTGGCCCTAAGACTACCGTCGCCGTCATCAGTGCTGATCCGGAATGGCTCCTCACTCGCTACCTGCTGCGCCGTGCACGCTACTACGCCGAGATCATCAAGGGCAATCCTTCCCAGGCGAAGTACCTCAACGGCTGGTTTAATCGGCTGGACAGCGTGACGAATGCTGCCTGGGAGGTTATCGGCGGCTCTGCGTCTGTGGCACGGAGCTAACCATGGGTAAAGGCTGGGATGCGTCATTTCGCCATGGCCAACGTGACCGCCTTAAAAAAGAGGTGCTTCACCGCATGGCCGGAGGCCCTAAACCGGAACCGGTTGATTACCGGGGCTGTGACGGAACTCATGCCAGCTTTTACAAAAGAGGTTGGGAATCAGTTGGCCCCAGGGATATCGCCTGGGAATGCCAGCGTTATAAGGAAAAACACCATGTTAAAACTCATTAATTCACCCTGGTCAGTGTTGACATTGCTGGCCCTATCAATGGGGCTGTGCGCCTCCCTGGATAAACTCGCTTTTGGTCTGTGGTGGTGGGTATTCGCCGGTGTCGTCATTTGGGTTTTGGCGACCATGCAAAATCTGGGTCACTACTTCTTTTCTCTCTTTTTGGCGTGTCTCTTTGGCGGAGTCGGCGGGATGTTGATTGGTTGGGGGGCGGCTTCAGCCTATGTTTTTCTCGGCTGGATCGGGATACCTCTGTCGTTATTGTCTGTGGTTACGGCATTTCTGGCGCTTCATCAGCTTAAACAGCGGGGAGCGCTCATTTGGATCCGATAACGATTTCAACCCTCGCAGGGGTATTGATGAAGGCCGGGCCGTCCGTTCTGCGTTCAGTCGGTAGCTGGTTCGGTGGTGATGCGGCAAAAACAGCGGACTCCGTGGCCGGGATTGTCGAGAC